CTCCACTGGCGGGAGCTGTGTTAAACTGCAGAGTTGTAGCGTTGGCGAATGAGTATTGAGTTGTAACGACTCCGTTAATGCTTGCTTTAACGTCAGTCTCTTCGAGATATGGGAATGTAAAGGAGAAGGTTACTGTTGAACCATCTCCTGTAAATGTATTTTCAGTTGTAGCCATTACGCTAGTTGTTTAGGGTAATGGGTGGATTAACGATTTTCAAGAATGGGTGCGTAAACCTTACCACGGGTTTGATGATACTCATCATTACGTTTGATAAAGCTGCGGTTACGCATATCCGTAGAAGTACTAAGAGAGTTTTCAGCAGCGCGTTTAGCTCGGCGTAAAGCCTGGTTAACTTCACGATACAAACCCTTCCAAAGGTTAGGATCAATATCAGGAAGATTAGGATTAGATGCCCGATCAACTTTAGCTTGTTTAATAGAGCTGCGGAACATTTCAGCAGGATACTTCTTCATGATCACTTGAAGATCACGTCTAAAGTTACCATCTTGCCCAATACGGCTGTAAAGCTCTGACTTCTCCTCAGTCGAATACTCAACACCAAAACGGTTTTTGTTGAACAACGGACGGCTATCGTACTCAATATCAATTAAGTATTGACGCTCAGGACTAATTTCATCGTATTGTTTGATGGGACTGTAAGCGTTCCAAGCACGAGTAAAGAAGTTTTCAGAGTAGCCAACAAGCTTACCATCAATCCAGTCATACTTATTAGGCAGTGCACTAGAAGGATCCAAAGCATCGAGATATTTGTTACGGTTACGAAGCAGTTCAAAGAACTCTTGATTGACTTCACGTAGTTGAGGTGACATAAGACGACCCAATTCATTACGGAAACCGCTGAACGGAACTTGAGCACTAGCAAACGAAGCAAGCCAGCGGCTCATAGCTGCGGGGTTACCACGCAACACATCAAACATCGGTTCAACACCAGCCAGCATAGATTTGTTGGTAAGATTAGCAGAAAGCAAGAATCCCATCTTGTTAAGGAGATCGCCTTCATCTTGCTGAGTGATAACATCAAAGTTATCCATAACATCAGCAGTCAAAGCAATCCAATCAGAGATACCAGAAATGCCATCATAGCTATACCATTTACCATCTAAACCTTTAATTGTCCTAGGTTTCCAATCAAGATCTTGACGAGTCTTTTGACGAGAGGTGTCGTAATGACCATTACCACGCAGGCGATCATTAAGGAACAAGCCAGCAGCCATACTTACAGTAAGCGTACCAACAGCTTTACGTCCCAACACTTCGGCACGATACATGCGGAAAGTGTTTTCAATGTTCTCATCAATAGGTTTACCCACTGAACGAAGGATTTCAATAATCTCTTCACCAGTAAAATCATCTAATTTCTTGTACGCAAGTTTATTATACTCACGTTGAAAAACAGAGATAGGGGCAAATTTATCAGCCATTGCCAAAACGTTAGCAGATGTCCGTGGGAACATCAAAAACGGTTTAATAGCAGGTACGTGGTTAATCAGTGCACCAAGAGCATCTACCGAAGCATTGTCCAAGTTCAAAGCAATCTCACGACTTGCATGATCAACAGCTTTATCAGTAATCATACCGGTAGAATCAAACATCTCCCGATACAACTCATCGTTAGCTTCTTTAAGAGTCTTACCGTTAAGCGGAATATCACCGTCTACAAACTTGTCATAGATGCGACCACGAGCTTCAACGTTAGCCATTACAGCACGGGTAAACCCGTCAAGAGCTGTCATAGCATTGGCACCAAACCGCAGTACCGGGTTTTCTGCAAGATCATTAAGCATCTTAGCATGTTCCCACAGAACCATAGGACCGTTATTACCGTCTTTTTCTGCGGCAACTGCATAGGAGAACAGTGCATCCATATTAGCTTCATTCTTACGTGCAATATCGTCACGCATAATATAACCCACAGAACTGGGGTCAGTAGAAGCTTTATGAAATACCTGCATCATATGCTCTGCGCCCTTAGAAAAGGAGTCAGTAAGAGCAGTGTATTGGAACCAAGCACGTTTGATCATCTTACCATCACCACGCAGCATAGCGCCAGCAAAAGCAGTAGTAGGCTTCAGCATCATCATAGATGAGTTACCGAAAGCTGCTTTCAACGGAGTGCTAATGGCAGACAGCACAGAGTTATAGATGTTAGCCCAGTAGCCTTGAACAATAACGTTTGAGACCTGTGGATTACCATCAATAAAACCTTTATGAACATCACCCAAACTTTCTTGAGCATACCGATTAAGCTTGTAGAGTGTGTCTACTTTACCATCAGTAAACTCCCATGCCATTTGCAACGGCATAAGGTAGCTAGGACGTTCTTTAGAAATCTCACGGAAAGTATTAGTAGTAGCCTTGGCTCGTGCAATAAGATCAGATAGAGCATCTTCCGTGAGAGCACGGGCGTTCTCTGCCACATCTTTCATAGCCTCAGGGTTACGTGCCATCCTGAATCGGTTGAAAAGATTCAAGTTAGCAAGACCAGCACCACGGTTATAGGAGGTAATACCTTTCTCAACGAGCAGGTACTCCATTCTATCTAGGATCTGTTCTTGAGCACGTGCTACTGCATCATCAGCACCTTCCATGTAACGTGCACCCTCAGCCAAGTCCGCCATTTGACCACTCATAGAAGTAGCCAGGTAAGCTTGTGCTTTGAGAGTATCCATGTTCATGTACTCATCCATGTAGCGTTTAATCGCTTTGAATGCAGCATTGTAGCCGACATCACTCAATGGACGTACTTCACCTTTTAGAGTATCAACCGAGTTCTTGAAGTTATCAAGAGTAGCTTTGAGCATACCCTTATCCATACGAGGATCAACAAGAATCTCAACAAGCTCATCACCTGCTTTATCAATTTCTGCAAACGATACTTTACCTAATTGATACTCATAGTCATACTTACCTGAGTTCTTAATGGTATCAGCCAGCATTTCAATGACTTGACGGCGAGTAGGAATACCACCGTTAGTCATATATTTTAGTGCACCTTCACTAATAATGTTAGCTAGGCGACCACGACTGCCAAGGTTCTTATTGATAGCAGCTTGGTCAGCTGCAGCAGCAAGAATACCACCGTCATCAACAGAACGGACACCTTCTTCAGATGCATCAAACATGTTTTGAATGCCAGGCATCGGCTCATCCAACACAGGATTAGCTTCAGCCAAGAAATCACCCAGCTCATCAAGAGCTTCTTCACGTTTTTGAGCAGCAGTCAACAGTGTGTTTTCAACAGGATCAGTTGAAATATCCTTAGCCTTTTTAACTTTGGCAAAGAAAGCAGAAGCAGTTTCATCCTTAGGAATAAAACCTGTAGCTTCCTTCATACCACGCAAAGCACGGGCAAGACGAGCAGCAGACTGAAACAAATCAGTACCAACACCCAAATAAACACCCTCATTGATGTTCTTAAGACGCTTGGTATCTGTGCTATCGCCATTCATCGTAGCGATGTCATCAGGAATCCAGCTCCAGGTCTTAGGCCAAGTAGCCTTTAACCAGCCACTGAGGTTATCATCAAACTCATTAAGACGGTTAGTAGCATCTACCCATACACCAGTACCAGCATATGCACCTGTTTCACCTAAAGTTTTAACCAGTTGGCTTTGACCCAACGGGTGTCCAACACGCAGGTTGACAGCTTTACCGGCTTTAACTGCTTGACGACCCAACGCAATGTTAGGGGTAACAATAGAAGAGAGTTCCCGTACAGCTTGATTAACATCATTCTTATACTTTGGACCCTTCTTAAGGTTAAGACCGGGGATCTTATTCAGCTCATCAACAACATAGTCGTTCAAACCTTGACCAGGAGCAGCCAGGAAGTCCACAAGACCCTGAAGAGGTCCAAGAGGCTTACGGTCACCGTAGTTCGCGTACATGCTCTCTTTTTCTTCAACTTGCTTAGGTGCAAGTTCTTCTTTCTCTTCAGTAGGTTGCGGTTCCTCTTCTTTTACAGGCTCAGCCTGAGCAGCAGGTTGTTGTGCTGCTTCAGGTTGTGCTTCACCTGTAAACGTTTGAATCTGCTGTTTAGAAGCTTTTTCAGCATCAACCTTTTCACCCAGGTTAGTCAGAGCTTCCTGAGACATTTGAAACTGATCACTTGTATCAGTATCAGGATTGTTGTCGTACAT